GCCGTGTAAAGGGCGATCTTGAATATATCTCCGCCAGAAGCGCGCATGTCATGCACGCCGAGAAGGACCTCGGCTTTGAAGGAAGTGCAGAGAGCTTGACGGATCATACTACCTCACAGGCAAGCGAAGCCGACCTGAACGGTAGGCATCTTGACGGTTCTTGCCCTCAGCCAGCTCCTTAAGCTGTGTCAGAGCTTCCTGATAGCGTCCGTTGTAGAGCTCGATCATGTCGGGCTCTCCCTTCATGAACGTATAAGCCTCAAGTAGTGTGCCGTATAGCAGCACCGTGTCAAAATTATCCCCAAGCCACGTGTTGTTAGCAGTCACAATGGACTCCGGATACTTGTAATAAAAAAGCTCGTACGCGTAGTTCGAATTGGGAGTAGGCCCCAGCAAAAACTGATCTTCGTCGAAATGCGCGTAATGAACCGGAAGAGCTTGGTACGTCGGGTCAGGATACGCAGCGCGGATGAAGTCCACATCCTTGTTCAAGAGATACTCATACGTACCCGAAGAGTTAACCACGGCAAAAGAGAGCGTAGCCATCCAATCAGAGGGAACCGTGAGAAACTTGTTACCTGCGGTAAGATTACCCGTAGCCGCAGCGCGCGATGCAAGTACCTCCACAGCGTTGTAGATGCGCTGCTCAGCTTGCTTGATGAAGGTATTGATCTGTTCCGTCGAAGTGAGCGTAACCGTGCCCGAACCAGACACGTCCGTAAACTGGGTATTGGGAAAATCGTTTTCTACATACCCCTTGACGGTCTCAAAAAGGCTTTGGTAGTTCATGGGTTACCCCATCTTGGCGCTGGAACGAGTGCCTTTAACCGCTGCCCCTGCCCCACGGACTTTCACCGTCTGAGTGTTGGCAACCTTATTCGGGTATCCGCAACAGCTAGGCACCGGCACGGTCTTCGGCTGGCCGTATTTGCCAATATCCTTAGTGTGTTCCATTCTCTGCACTCCTAGGCTTGCACCGTAACGGTGCCGACTTCACCTTTTGCTTCTAGCATATTAACCAGTCCCGGCAAACCTAGTGGATTAGCAAAGCCGACGGGGCTCCACCCCCACTGGATAGCTCGGCTTCCTTGGCCTGGATTACCCCTTACATTCAAGCCTGACTGGTCGTAGCTGCTATCTGGACGGGGGTTCCGAAGTGCCTGGGGGTCGTAGACAGGATACATACCCACCTTAAGTTGTGGGTGATCCGGGCTCCAACATTCAGAACAGGCTAGGATGTTAGTAGCCTTCCCTTTGACGATCAGCTTCTTAAGCTGTTTCAGAAGGAACCGCTGGCCGCACACATCGCACTCGGCTATCGCCTTCTTGCCAGAAGCAAATTTGGTACCCATAAGCTCCTCCTGCTATAGTGCGATACGCGGTCGGATATACAACGACGCTTTTTCGCGGTCTTCGTCGGCAGCCTGCTGCCATGCTTCGTCATACATGGCTTTGAGCATTTGTGTACGCTCAAGAGCGTTGGGTATCTTCAAGGACAAATAGTACGCCAGCCCAGCTACCATAGCTGGCAAAAAACGGAATGGGATATCCTGAGTGTTAACCCCATCGCCAGCGTCTTGGATGCGACGAAGCCTCCAAACCACGAGTGTGTAGAAATTGCTCTTATCTGGCACTGGCCAAACATTGATGGTAGGATATTGCGTACCTCCGTTAGTAGTCTGCCCGCCAAGACGATTGAACCAGAGCTGAATAGGTCGGCCTCTGACTTTCTTGTTCGGAATAGACGAATATGTATTCACACTGATCCGACTAATACTAATGTCAGACTGTGATTGCCCCGTACCCGTACGCACTACATGATCTATAATGTCGATGGTATCTACAGGCATACCATATTCTGCAACATCTTTTACGAGGGGGATTGTTCCCTCTTCTACAGTCCAAAGATTGATGCCGCGATTCGCCCACTCGATGGTAAGCAGGTTAAGACTTCTTCGTGCAGTACGCAGGTCGTATCCGGTGCGGAGTTCAGCTCCGCAGCGCTCGAAAGCTTCTTCGACAAGAGTGCTAAGATTGAGGTCAAAATCTGTTGTACCGGACGTGGTAGGCATATGGCCGCTCCTTTATTCGTGTAGGAATAGCACAGGCGCGCTTCCTTTAGAAGGGAATTACACTGGTTCGTAATTTGGGATGGGTGAAGTGACTGAAGGCACGTAATTTGGGGTCGGTGGGTTACCCACTGCCGTATACCCGAGAGGCGTAAGGCCAACTTTGACCCTTGGCTTGAAAAAATTGTCAGGATCAGAAAAAAATACAGGGTATAGAATATCTTGCGGTATATTAGCTGCGTAGAACACCTGCGTGTTGTCGAAGCGTGCAGGTGTGAGCGTGTAAGTGGAGGTTATGGTAGGCGCGTAGAATGTCTGCGTGTTATCGAGACGCGGAGGCGACAAAACGAGGTCATAAACCGTCGGCGAGTAGAACGCCTGCGTGTTGTTGAGACGGGAAGGAGTTAGAGTGTAAGTCGCCGAAACAGCAGGCGCGTAGAATGTCTGCGTGTTATCGAGACTGGAAGGAATTAATATTTCTATATCCTGCTCTGTAAGTAGCGCAAAACCACCCTCCTCGAGCAGGGCAAAACCGTTTTCCTCTAGAATACGGCTCATTCAATCAGTCTCTTTTGCCAGAAACAGAAGCATGATGGCTCTTAACTAAATATTTCGACGGCCACCACGTCTCATAAAACGGTTTCCGTCCATTTGGGATTGAGTAACGCACAAGATACTCATTCTTGCCGTTAAACTTCCTAGAGTCAACAATCTTGCCGTAATAATCCTGAGCCTTGACGTAGACGTCGTCGCCAATATCATACTTATTGGTCATGTAAATACTCCAACTGCATAATTTGTGTCCGTCAAGCCAATTGATGTTATTGGTGTGCCATTACGGTTTAATTTACGATCAGCGTTTGGCAAACAAGAACTTAATACACCTGTTACGCGGTATTCAGAGTTGGAGTCACCAGTACCAACAACCTGAATGCCATATTGGAAAGCGCTAGGTTTGCCAGAGGCTTTTGGTTCAGCTACAATACCGCTGCATGTCCCGGACAGTTGGATAATAGCACCAGCAGTTACCGTGGGGTTAACCGCCCGCACAGTCAAATGGCAATTACTGCTGTTACTACACGAAAGTATGGGGTAATTATTGCCATGTTCTAAAACCTTAGGGAATCCGAGAATGTCACAGTTTGATGACTCCTCGATTAGTATAGCCTGCGCCAGCGGAGCAATGCCCATTACAAATTGGCCACCATTGCATGAAACTGCGCCACCCTCGTTGCTATTAAACCATAGGCACGCTCGTGCCGAAGTTGACGGGCCAAAATAAGGGTTCTCGATTTCAACAGCCCCAGAAGCAGCAACATCAGTAATATAGATACCTGCATGCTTAAATTGGTCATGGATTGGATGGAATATGGCAAAATCTACGTTAGCAAATGACAAACCAGTATTTCCATTCCCAAATACGGCTTGAGCAATATAGAAGTTTGTCGTCTCAGGGTTCCAGTACCAAACGTCAGTAAAACCCTGATCGGCCTTAAATCCAATAGAACCTGACGCAGTTTGAAGCGGACCGTAATTACAGCCTGCTACGCAATCTATGTTATACAGACTAGCATTGCCGCCAGCTGCTCCAATATTACCACCTCCGTAAGCGTAATGGCCGATGAAATAATCAGTGCCACCACCAGAGCCAGCGGAAGCTCTGACACTCTCGCATTTTATTTTGACTAGATGCACGGTTCCCTGCTCTTGGAACCCGACCATATTATTATCGCTCTTAACGTCTTCGATAACAGAATTTAGCACCCAACGAGTATGCACGCCAATACAATTTGACGAAATTAACGGGGGAACAGACCTAGTAAAATAAATACTCTTAACCTGAATGCCTTGGGGCATTTCGTTGATAGAGTTTGGCTGGGTGTCAGGACCAATCAAGATAATGGTAGCACTATTTGAAGTGCTAATGATCCTGGTCATGGCACCGAATTGATCGTTATATTTCTCACCACACCCGCTAATCTTGTGATGGCTTATGTTTGCCTTAATTGTAGTTGTCACCCAATAATCATGTGGCCCAAACCGGGTATGCGGCACCATAGCATAGCATGCGGCAATTCTCGCATCATTAGCAGCTGCATCTCCGCTGCTATTCGGGACAACGCCAAACCATTCAGGCTTGCCGTTTTGCTCATCCCATAGGCGTACCCAACACCCTACTGTCGGCCCATAACCTGATACATTAGATGCACAATAGATGCCTTTATATGTATCAGCAGCTACCTTTGCCGAATAATTACCCGTCCTCCACCTGAAAAACCCCTCCCTCCCGCTATCCTGAACATAGACGACTTTGCCGACCTTAGGTACTACGCTAGGCAGAATTGCTAGCGTTACCTTTGGGATCAATTCATTGGCAACAGATGCGTCGGGGTAATCAACATCTGAGCTGAATGGGATAATGCCGGCCCCATACCCATCCGTCGGGGTTCTAAGGCGGTTAATAAATCCCTGAAGAGTTGTGAACAAACTACCTTGCGGATTTGCAAGGTCTTGAACACCAATTAATCCTCCATCGAGCGCAGAAACCTCGACCTTTCGGGTTGCGCTCCCCTGGACAACAGCGATAAGTTCAGATCCAGACAGCGGCGTAGTAGCCGCTGGCAACTGAGAAATCTTAACGTCAGACATTCAACGCCCCTATTATAAGGCAAAGATGCCGGAAGAATCCCATACAATGATAATATCGCCGCCGTTAGGGGTTACAGGAAGCCCTGTCACTCCGGTGTCTATGTATGCCACAAGCCGCCATGTAGTGTTCGCACCGCTATTCCGGCGGTAGAGCACAAGCGCCTCAACGGAATTGCCTGTAACTGCCGTGAAAGTGACGTCGTTGCCGTCGAACACGCCATTCGTCACAGTCGGATTGGTTATGCGCTGAGGTGTCCCGACAATCCCTGACAGCGAAGAATAGAACTGATGCGAAGCCGAGTATGTGTAGACATCAGTGTCAACCAATGCGACATAGACCCCATCCTGAACTGTGTTGTTATCGAGATCAGAATTAGCGTCTCCAGCCAGAAGCGCCTGCTTATAAAGAGGATAAATAGCATTTGCCATATCAGTCTAACTCCTTAGGCCACCTACGAGGCTTAAGCTTTTTGAGCGGAGGGCCTAGTCTAGGTCCGCTTGGTTTTTTGGGTGGGAGCTGCTTCTCCTTTAGCACAACGGTCTTGCGCTTTCTACGCATATCACTTTTTCCGTAGCTTGGCGAGGGTTTGAGCAAACCGAGCGCGTTGACCCAACTTACCTGGCGCTTTTGCAGCCTGCGCCAGTTTCGCTGCGGGGATCGTTTCCCCCTCCTTGACACCAAGTTGGGCTCGAAGAGCGCCGGGTTTCTTGATTGCCTTGGAGATGTCCAACTTTTTGGTCTTGCCGCCTTTTGCGTAGACCGAGACCATATTGGGGTTATCCCTTCTACGGATGATCTTTCTGCCACTGCCCATAGTTTACCCCTAGAAAATACCAAGAAACTTGCGACGAGACTTCTTCACGGCCTGTCGATCACGCGCTTCACAACGTTCAATAATGCCCACTGCTTCAGCATAGCGGGCGTTTGCCTTGTCTAGCTGCCCTGTCTGCGCGTCTGCGAATGCGATCCACTCTCCAACGGTGGAACCTTGCGGCAAGGGCGCGCCTGGGACCCCCTCGCGCCATTCAGGGGGCAGAAGCGTACTGCAAGCAGTCGGGGTGCTTACTATAGGCGGCGCGCCTACACA